TGTGTTCTTTGATTACAGAGCGGTCAAATGGCTTGATTGCTGCCACGCCTTCTTCCGCCATCTTTTCATCAATACCCCAATCTTCCATGAGGTCACGAGGCTTTACTGCGTTGAGGTGATACACAGTTTGTTGCATTTTGCCTGTACGGCTAATAGCCCAGTAGTTCTTTGTCAGAGGTCCTTGTGGAGAAAACTCTGCTGCGTACAATGTCTTGTACAAACGTGGGCTTGCAATAAGCATTTGGCGAACAACGCCTGAAGGAGTAACCACTGCAATAGTGAATGCTCTTTTATCTTCTGGCTTGCTACCTAGCTTTGTGCATAGTGGGTCGTTGGGTCCAAGTGAAACATACGAACGCTTACCAACAGTTTTTTGCTGTAGGAAGTGCTGCTTGTAGATTGCGAATGGACCATTTTGGTCAATGAACTTGACGATTGTGAACTCACCATCAACGAATTTAAATTCTGTTGGGTAGTCACCTGTGGCTGTGGTTAGCTTTTCTGCTGCATCCCAGCCTGACTGAACAGCATTTGTAGTTGCTGCTACTGGTCGTTCTTCGATGGTTGCGGTGTCGAACTCGTCGTTTTGTGGAAGATATTCTTCCGTGCGGTTTACTGCCATAGTTTTTCTATTCCTTTGTTTCAGTTGTTTTAGAGTCTTCGACTTGGATATTCTTCCAAGCCTCAGCGATTGCGTTAGTCAATTGCTGATTAGGCCACTGTATTCGCTTCACGTGCAAAACGCCAGCGACCTTAAACAATTCTACCACGCTATCAATCTGAGCCTTGGAATATAGTCTGCGACCCTTGTGGTCTTCTCCCTTTACATTCTTCTTTGTAGGAAGTCTGTATGGTGATGGCGGTAGGTAACCTGACTTTATCCATTGACGGATAGTAATCACTGGTCGTCCTAACGCTTGAGCGAGAGCGCCAATGGTATAGAACTCCATGTCCTTACCATTAGGTAGAGTCTTAGTGTAGGACTTTGATTCCCACGTATCGTCAACTTCTACCTCGGGAGCTTTTGGTTCCCTGCGCTTTCGTTTACTGCCTGGATAGTATGTATCCAAGTCAGAAAACATCTTATCTATTTCATCTGTCATAGTAGTTTTAACAGTATGTAAACCTGCAAGCACAAAACAATTATGGGAACTATAGTTCTAATAAGTTCCATAGTGTGATTGTACTCGTCAAGCTTCCTCTCTAACTTATTTCTTTGTTTCATTTATTTCCCTACGATAAATGCGTATGTAACCTTTGAAGGAAACATAGTATCAATATCCTCTTCCGTGAGATAGCCCTCATAGAAAGCAGCCATGATTGCTGCTTCATCTATCTGTGGCACCATCTTGATGCATTTATCTTTGAGACCTTTTTTAGTCAAGATAGTTTCAGCAAGGTCCATGTCTAAATTCTTAGACACACGACGTTGCTTCATAATTGTTAGGTCGTCCTCTTCCGATGTATCGGTTGGGACAGAAAGAACGATGTGACCGCGTTCGTCGGCTGAACCATACTCATCAATCGTCTGTGTAAGACGAGACTTTAGTTCTGATTGTCTTTTAGTTAATGTTTCGACTTCATCTTTAATAGCAGAGTACTGCTTAATGTAGCCGCGTACTGAGGTGATATCCATAAATCCCCTTTGGTTGTTGTTTACATACACAACCTATTACAGGGTTTGGATACTTGTCAACCTATCTTTTTACGAGCCTCTGCTGCTGTATAACTACGGAACCCAGTCTTGCGTGGGTTCATAGAGCCAGGCTTCTTGTAGCCACTGCCCTTAGGCATGGTCTCTTGACGCCACTTTAAAGCAGCGGCAACCTTATCGTGGTGTTTTCCCATTTGATTAGTCTTCTTTAATATAGTTTTCTAAGGCTTCAATAATAATACTGGTTACAGTAACCTTCTCAGCTGCAGCTTTCTTCTGGACAGCGGTCCATAGCTGGTCTGACACGCGGATAGTACGCGTTGGGGTCTTAGGTGCGTTAGGCATCCTATAAGTGTACCCGCCCAACGATAATCGTTGGGTGTAAAGCTGGCAGACTAGGGGTCGAACCTAGACGTCTCCTGGTTCAGAGCCAGGCGTGTTGCCAATTACACCATCTGCCAATAGTTTTACTGCTGGTTCCCACAGTATATCGTCCCCATGATTCATGTATCTAGCTAGGACAAATAGCAGGTCTGAAAGCCTATTAAGGTACTTGGCTATAAGGGGGTTGGTCTCCCGCTGTTTTACGGCATCCCACACATCCCTCTCAGCTCTCCGTACTATTGTTCTAGAAAGATGTAGGTAGGACGAAGCCTTGGTGCCTGAAGGTAAAACAAATGACTCTAAAGGTTTTAACTGAGAGTTATAAAAATCTATAGTGGTTTCAAGATAAGTAATGTGTGCTTCAGTCACAGAAGCTTTTGGATACGCTAGGTCAGCGCCTAAATCAAATAAATCATTCTGTACATTTTTTAATACTTTATGTACATCTTCGTTTTCTACATAACACATAGCAACACCAATAGAAGAGTTAGCTTCGTCTACTGTGCCAATTGCATCAAAGATAATATCTTCTTTGGGATGGCGTCCGTCGCCCATGAGTGCAGCCGTGCCTGTATCACCAGTCTTGGTATATATCCTGTTTAGTCTAACCACGAGCGGATGACGGGGGTCGAACCCGCGACCTGAACCTTGGCAAGGTTCCGCGCTACCAACTGCGCTACATCCGCGAAGCTGTCTAGCCTGGGCTCGAACCAGGGACCTGGCGATTAACAGTCGCCTGCTCTGCCAACTGAGCTACTAGACAATTGCTGCTTGTAAAAACTGTCTTAAACTTCCAACGCTTAACGGCATGTTACCGTTATCGTCAAACCCCTCTCCATCAATTACCGCACTTGCTACTGCACTCTTTTGTTGCAAAGCCTCGTGTTGTCTTTCTTCTATAGAACCAGAAACAATAATGTCTTGAATAACTATTGTTGGCCAGGTAGATGACGCTCTTTGTATGCGGCCATTCCTTTGCGTTGCGCTGCCTGAAGACCAAGGGAGGTCGTAATTGATAAGCATATTAGCAGCAGGAAGGTCCACACCGTAACCCCCAGCGTCAGAACTAACCAGTACGCGTACAGCGGGATTAGTATTGAAGTCAGTTTTGTTAAGTTCTTTAGTACGAGCATCTAGTTTACCTGAGTACTTTCTGCACATGTCTTCGCCGAGTGCTGCGACTATCTTATCAAGCATGTCAACATAGGTAGCAAAGATAACCACCTTGTTATTGTCATCCTGCTCTAGGTGGTCCTTTACATATTGAATTAGGTAATCTAATTTTGGAGAACTATTAATCTCATCTAGCGAGCCGTTATCGACAAGCTCAGCTATGTATGCTGAACCCTCGCCTCCCATCATTCTAAACTTAGCAGCGCTAGCTTTTAACAAATCTGGGTGAGAGCACAGCATCTTAAGGGCACCAATCTTAGACATAATCTTGCCACGCATCTCGTCCTCTGGACCACCGCGTCTAGACTCCATACCGTAGTGAGCCATAATATTAAAGTTGCTGCCAAACAAATCTTGAGCTTCATCTAAATCTGACAACAAATCTTCAACTATACGTCTGTATAACTTAGAAGACTTTCTGTCAAAGAATATCTTTATTGGGTCTTTATGAATTGTGTCTGGAAGATAAGGAGCAACGTCCTCGTCTTTCTGTGCTTTACGAACAGATGCTTCTTTCATCTTTTCGTGAAGAGTTTTTAAATTACGGTAGTACTGTGGTGCGCCCCAAGAGTTTCTTACGATAAAAGCGGCGTCAAAGATATCAAACCTACCAAGTACGTTGGCGTCAACGAATTGCATAATGCTATACAGCTCTTCTGGCTTGCCATTCTCAATAGGAGTACCTGTGAGTGCAAAACGGTACGGGGCGTTGACAAGTTTCTTGACTGCTCTTGAGCGCTTGGACTTAAAAGATTTGATTGCTGTGGCTTCGTCAAGGACGACAAATCCTCTTGGTAACTCCTTGACATAGTCCCAGTCGTTAACAATCTGCTCGTAGTTAAGAATGATGTAATCAATGCCTGTGTTACGCCAGTCTTGGGCTTGAGCATATTGCTCTGCTCTTTTCTTCGGCGTTCCATCCACAACCAAAGCTCGTGAAGTTCCATTAGTAAATTTCTCTATCTGTCCAGCCCATTGGTATTTTAGGGAAGACAGGCAAATTATAAGGCCTGGCTCAGTTACTTTGTTCTCATCCATCAGACGCTCTATTGCAGCTATGGTAATAACTGTTTTGCCTAACCCAAGGTCATAGGCAACCAACATGCGCTTACGAAGGCACATCTTGTCAACGGCCTCTGGTTGATAGGGAAGAAGGGAGCCACTAAAAGTCATTAAACATAAGCTCTCATACGAGTGTCTACCAGCACCTTTAAATCTTCTAAGGTCCCAGCGTTATAAAAAATCTGGTCTGCTTTGTAATCTGCCATTTCAGACTCAGAGACGTGCTCGTTTACTGGGCCAAACCCAGGACGTTTGATTCTCCATATCTGTGCATCATCGTATTTCTTAATAGCATCTGCTTCATTAAGAAACCTAACATCTGTAATAACTACGTTCTCTGTAAAGTGCACGTCTCTTAAAGCCTGTGCTACCCAAAACTGTTCACCAAATACTTCACGTGCAGCAATGCCCACGTTCTGCAATAGACGGCGTACCCCGCCGTACTGCTTAGCCTCGTCCCAACCTACTCGGTCTACTAACTGTCTTAATATTGTTTCTTCATTAGCTACATGTCCTACTACAGGATTCATGGCATAACAGAACTCACGTATAGGGTCTGCAAAAGCTATGCGTTTGAATGCATATTTTTCAACAAGGATGTTTGCAAGAGTGTCCTTGCCTGACTGTGCGTAACCAGTGAGTCCAATAATCATTTGCCGTCCCAGTTTCCTATCTTTGTAGTGGGTATGCCATTTTCTTGCCAAAGTCTAATCACATTTGGGTTGTCGTCAACAGC